AGTCGATACAGAAAACAGGAATATATAGAGATAGTAAAGGTAAAATACAATTTCCTGCAATAGTATATAAAAGAACTAGCGTCGAAAGACGTAGAGACCTAGGAAGTAAAGTAGATACAAAAAACCCATTATACTATGGTTTTCAGAAAAAATATACACAAAGAAATAGATATGATAGATTTGATATATTGACAGGTAGAAAACCTCAAACACAATTTCACAATGTTGTAATACCTGATTATGTAAAATTATCATACGATTGCGTTATATTTACAGAATATCTAGAACAGCTAAATAAGATAATAGAAGATGTAAATTATGCTGCAGACCAATATTGGGGACAGGATAATACCTTTAAGTTTCTTTCTAAAATTGACAGTTTTGACATCGAATCTGTTGCAAATCAAGGAGAGGATAGGATATCTAAATCAACATTTACATTAAGTATGAATGGATTTATTATACCTGATAGTATACAAAAAGCAATGTCTAACTATAATCCTAAAGATTATGGAAAGGTAAAAATAATTGTTAGTAATGAAACAGTTCAGACAATGGACGATATACAAAATAATCAAGAAACTGACGAATCCCAGTTCAAAAAATATAAGGATTCATAATAAAGTTATAGGAGAATAAAAATGGCTGAAATTAAAGAAGGCACAAAGTTTACAGAAGAAGAAATGAAAAAGGTAGACGATTTTAGACAACGGTTCAATACTGTTACAGTAAGTTATGGTCAACTTGCTATGGATAAATTGGTTATCGAAGAAACCGAAAATACAATAAAAAAAGAATACGACAAAATTAGAAAAGAAGAAAAAGCTTTCGTCAAAGAACTTTCAGATAAATATGGTGTAGGCCAATTAAATCTTGAAACAGGTGTATTTATGCCTGAGAAATAATATATTTTGAGATTTAATCATTATATTTATATTAGAAATAACATGACCTAAGAAGGTTAATTCTTATACAAGATAGGAGATAAATAAATGGCTGAAAAAATAATTAGCCCTGGTGTATTTACAAGAGAAAATGATTTATCATTTGTACAGCAAGGCGTCGCTCAAATCGGTGCTGCAATCGTAGGACCAACCGTAAAAGGACCGGCATTGATACCTACGCAGGTATTTTCATATTCAGAGTATCAAGCTCTTTATGGAGATTCATTCAAGTCCGGTAGTAATTACTATCAATACTTAACATCAATTACAGCAAAAGAATATTTGAAACATGGTGGCCCTGCTACTATCGTAAGAATTATGCCTACTGATGCTGGAAATGCAAACTCACATACACATATAGATAGAACTGTGGTTGCTGGTAACAGACCATCTGCTTCGTTAGCTTTAACAGGCTCTTTAGCTGATGGCCATACCTTATTCCAATATACATCATCTCTAGGTGAAAAATATTTATTTGTTGGTGTTGATACTCCAGTACCTGCAGATAATACAACAATTGTTACAGGTAATGGTTCAACAGGTAAATATTACTTTGATTTTGGTTCTGCTGGACCTATTGGTGGTGCAACAGTTGCAAATTTTGTTGCAAAGGCTAATGCAATTACAGGCGATACATTTAACTCTCAATCTAGCACTGCTGGTTTAAGAATTGTAGAATTTACATCATCTATTGTATTTGATAGTTCTCAAGCATCGTTAACATCTGGTTCAGCTTTAGGTACAGTTTCTAATACTTCTGCATCATCAGGAAACATTGTTGCAGTAAGCGAATTGGCTGCTGTAAGTGGAGTAATGCAATCTGGTTCAACATACGCTGCACCAAGAGTATCATTCCAAGTAAAAGCACATACAGATGGTAAACTAATGAATAGCTTACCTGGTTCATCATTAACTAACCTTAAGGTTGCTTCAAATGATG